ACTGGAATAGATGTAGATTGTGCGTTTGGTAGGGTCTATAACACATCGTGTGAGAAACTCGTCTTGCATATTGCCTTGGTTGCTTACCCTGTTATTATAAGGCATCTGAGTGCTGGTGTCAAGTGTGCCAGTCGGGGAAGTGACTAATCACATATTATTGACAATATTAATAATACTCTGATTAGAACTTTCTCTATCTATTTGTTTTTGTTGTATAGTACCTGTTCCCCAATTTTGCAATTCTTTCTCCATTTTTTTCTTCATAATTTTATTAAAATCCAAAAGGTTAATGCTTGCATCCCTCTTACTCCTAAGTGCAACTATTTCTTGTTTTAAAGAATCAATTTTATTTGATATTTTTACACACCTATTAGCAGCAGCATCTCCAGTTAATGATGCATCATTTGCTCCACCACCAAGTGTTCCGATACCAATTCCACCAGCTCCTGAATATGTGTATGATACTGCACCAATTGCAATAATTTTAGGTTTATGATCAATTTTTATATTAGAAAAAGTTCTAGCAGTTCCAATTACCACTGTATTTTCAAACGATGATAAAAAATCATTATCAAAGTCTTCATCTTCACCCGATATACTATAATCATCTCGTTCAACTTCAATGCTGTTAGAATTTAAACCACCATTATCTCTTATGATTTCATACCCAAAACCAGAGTTACTAGAACTTAATGTTTTTAAATTAGTAGGGAGAAAAGGATTTTCGGCAGAATAATTAGCATCAGGACCTGCCATGCTGCTGTAAATTTCTAACACATGTCTATCTTGATTAAAATTATATCCAGGTGCTCCAAAGTCTTTTGGACCACCCACAGTGTTACTCTCTAGGTTAGATAAACTTACTGCAATTCCTGGCCAACAATTTCTTCCCTGTGCTTCCACAACTAGTTCGATAATTTCTTCTTTTTTTGAATTTATTTGTGTATTAAAAGATATGATATTATCATGCACCACCTTACAAAATTCTTGTAGGGTGTTGGCATCTTTTTTAATTTTAGATTCTTGTATACCAACTACAGAATCATCATAAAAAGTTGATTCAATTTCTGTCACATTTTTTGAATAAGTTCCATTACTATTTTGTATAATAGAAACTTTCTCTAAAGTTTTTGGGGCATTTATACCAGGTGATTGTGGTTCAAATGCGGATTTTAACTGATCTTGTTCATCTTGTAGTAACTCAAGAGTTCTCGTTCTTAGTTCTTCATCCATTTCAATTCTCCAGTTCAAATACTCTTTGTTTTAACTCGTCAATTTGTTTTTGTTGCTCTTTCATCCCATCAATAAGATGAGCAACTAAATTTTCATAAAGAACTCTTTTATAAATTCGTCCCTTTTCTTTTCCATCTTTGACACTATTTACCATCGTTTTATAAACGACTTCTGGCACAACTTCCTCAACTTCTTGTGCGATCAATCCAACCATATGTGGATATTTTCCGGAGAGATCTGGGACAATTGTTTCATCCCAGTCAAAGGTTACTGGATTTAGTTTCATAATCTTATCCAGACCATTTGTCAATGGTTCTATATTCTTCTTAAGTCTTATATCGGATACGCATGGTCCAGTACAAATAAATGAACCATTATACATCCAAAATCCATTTAGATTTCCAAGTGGACTATTTTGAAGAATAGTTGCTCCATTACTCTTAATAATAGGTGCAGTAGCTCCCCAATCTGGAGTAACTGAAGATTTGAGTCCATTTAATTCGGAAAAAATAGCACTATAATCAACAGTCAATGGTCCAATTGAAACATCAGTTCCAAGTCTTATATCTGTTCCCAATGTATTCCATACACCAGTATGAACATCAAGACCAATAGAATTGAAACTTAATGGTGAAGTTGCTGATGGTCCTGCTACAAGTGAAGCACTAAAAGGAACTGCTAATGCACCTTGCCCAAAGTGACCCTTATGTGCCGAAAGTGTTCCCGGTTCCCAAAAACCTTTTGGTATATTTAATGCACTTCCCAATATAGGGTTGAAAACATCTAAAGAACCGGTATCTAAAGTTTGAAAAGCCACTAATAATAATTTTTTCTTTGTTTTTATTTATCTATTGTTCTAAATAACTAAAAATCCAAAAGTATGGCACAAAAGTTATACAAAAGAGTTGGTTTAAGAAGAGATAGAAATCTTAGTGATTTAGGAAACTCTACAGAGTCATTAAATAATTTACTTAACCCACTTGCAGACATTCAGGATGCTACTTTTATAAGTGAGGACTTAAATTGTATTAGAGGAATTTCTAATACGGGTTTTACATCCACAAACTATAGAAGCATAGCACAATTAACATTAAAACAGACTAATCAAAATGGAGTTGATCAAATTGTATCTCCAATACAAACAATTAAGAATAGAGTTGACATATTACAAATCACTGCAGGTGATCCTAGATTGAATGGAGGACCTGGAATATTTCCTCGATACTATTCTTCAGTCAATGGTGATGGGTATACTGATGGAAATTTAGTTGTTGGTTCTGGTTTTGAATTGTCAGATGAGCAAAAACTTGATTTTGAGTGGTTATCAGGAGAATTTAGTTTTAGTGAAGGGATAAACCAGAATGCAGAAGGTGCTCTTGTTTGGGAAGGATTCTTTATTCCGACCGAAACTGGTAATCATATATTTAGAATTATAAGTGATGGATATTATAGATTTGAATTTCAAAATGAATTATATACCGGCGTTGGAATCAATACATATTCAACAGTAATTAAAACTGGTATAACAACAACAATTACTGCTGATCTAACTGCGTCTTCTGACAAAATTGATAATATTTCTGCTAGTGATAGAATTCTTGTTGGAACTGGATTTACAGTCAGTGGACCTAATATAAATGCGAATTCTATTATTGAGTTTAGAGATACTAATAGTTCATTTCTTCTCAATTCTGGTGCAATAACAGGTGATGCTACAGGAAGTACACTTACTTTATTTAAGGATCAATTGGGATTTTCAGAAACAGAACATCGATATAGAACATATCCTTTGATTGCATATAAACAATATTATTTTAAATTAACATACTTTATTCCAGATTCTTATACACCAGAAGAATCTAATGTTAATCAGTCTCTTTTTGTAAGAGTAAATAGACCAGGAGAAGATAATCCAGATGCAAAATTTCCATATACCTACCTATATCCTTTAGATTATGATTTTACTCCTTTTGCCGCTGGAACGTTTGATGGTTTTGTGCAGCAAAATATACCTATATCTGGTGGTTCTATAGGAAGCACTGAATCAAGTGATGATTATGTTTCAGTGAAAACTAGTTCAAAAGTTATAATAAATTATACTCCACCCTCTTCAGTTTCAGATGTAAAAAATAGAACACTTTCAGATGTAGGAATAAAAACTAGTTCTAGATTACTACAAGTCCCTAATACTGATGGGATTGAAATAGGAAATTATGTTTTTTCTGTAGGAGGTTCTGAAGTTCCTGACGGAACGAGAGTAGAAGATATTCTTCTTAATAATTCAGTTGTGTTAAATACTCTTCCTACTGTTAATGTAACTAGAACTCTAGAATTTTTTGATCATAGAGGATTTGTCAAAAAAGTAACGGGGTCAATATCTGGAACAACATTAACAATTTCTTCAGGAAATACTGATACATTAAAAACAGGGATGTTAGTTGTTGGTGATGGTGTTACACAATACACCGGTATCACAACTTCTGCATCAAGCACACAAGTTACAGTGAGCCCATCACAAACAGTCGGTGCAGGAACTACACTGTATTTTTATCAATCTAAAGGACTAATTAATGAATCTCTCACTGCATTCTGTCCAGTTGCAGAGACTAGATGCTTGATTGCCAATGGAATACAATCATCTGGTTCAACGCAATTGAGTGTTGTAAGCACTGCAGGTGTGAGTAATGGGTGGTATGTCTACGGATCTCAATTCGATGATGGAACTACTATTACTAATGTTAGCAATTCCACCACAATAACATTATCAAATGGAACTACTAATGCTATAGGAAATGGTGCTAACTTTACAGTCTCTAGTAGTACTATATCACAGAAAACTCTTTGCTGCCCTCCTACAGATACTTCACCACCATTTGATGCCACAACAGAAGGTATAGATACTTCTTCATCTTTTCCATCTTTAAATCTTGCAGGAACAGTTTCTTTCGAATCGTTATCTATTGGAGTATCAACTGTCGCTTCGATTTATTCTGGTTCTGGTAATGATTCTGGTTGTAGATTGATTATTGGATCTCCTGATGGAGATTATGATATATTATGCGACTGATTTTTTCAATAATAAGTAGTAAATTTCACCATCAACTTTTATTGGGAGTTTATGTGTAAATGTATTCGGATTTGTGCTGATGCCGGATTCAGGTTGACCAGTTTCTGGATTTACAAGAAATGCTGTACCTATTCCTGTTATCTGCACTTGATCATAAAAAAATAATTCATTAATGGAAATTGCTGTAGAAGATGATTTTAATGCAGAACTAATACCAGTTGTTTGATCTCCATTATTTTCTTCAGTCCAAGGATTATTATCACTAGAAAATGCACGAATATCTCCTACAAAAAGTCCTGGAGATATGTCATTTCCCAAATTAGTTGTAGTTGAATTAAATGAGACCGGATCAAAAATTTTTAAAACTCCCTCATATTTTAAAATTTGATTTGTATCAATATCTCCAGTTTTAGTATATTTTTGTTGAATTAAAAAATTTGTTCTTTCTACATTGTCTTGTGTTATTTCTATTGCATTCTTTAATCTCTGTGTACCTGTACCAAAAATTGAATTACCTAGGATTGAAGGTTGTCCATTTGATTCGGTAGAATCATTATTTAAATTGTTTTCAGATGGATCGTTAATATTAATTAAATTGCCAAAAGAAACCGAATCATCTCGAATAAAATTAAAATTATCTTTATTTACTTCAGTAACATCAAAAGTAGTAAATCCCACAGATGAACTTGTAGTGGATATTTTAAATTTATTTTTTCCATTCGAATTACATACAAAATAATTACTATTTTTGTTTAATGTTGTAGATCCTATAGAAACATTTTTACTAACTTTAATTTTATCATCATCAGTAAAAACAAATTCTAAATTATCAAATTGAAAGAATCCATCATTCGAAAAAGTATCATATGAAATAGTGGAAATATTTCTTAAATTGTTCTGAATAATTTTCAGGTCTGCAGGAATTGTAACTCCAGCTAAATTTGCTATTGCTAAAGATGGATTTATAGTTTCTCTGAGATTTAAATTACTGATATAACCTTGATTTTCTATTGCCATTTTTATTCTGTTGTGATTGACCAGCCAGCTATATTTTTCAAGAAAAGTAGTTTATCTATAACTTCGTCTCCACTTGGAGATCCATTATCTTTCAAATTAATTATAACTCCAGATCTATTGAAACTTTCATAATTATCAAATAAATCTTTTATAATATTATTTATGGCACCTGAGCTAAGATCATTATTTTGTAAAAGTATTAATTTAATGGATGTCAAAGATGCAAATGATCCCGAAAAATATGTTGTAAACTTATTATTGTAAAGATATATTCTTTGTATTTTTGGACATCCAGAAAAATCCGGAATTTGTCCATCAATAATATTATCGTTTGCATACAGATATTGTAATCTTGTTAAATTAGTAAATGTACCTAAATTGGTAAATTTATTATTTGACAAGAACAAATACCTCAAATTAGTTCTATCTGTAAACCCTGGTATACTTCCAGTAAAAGCATTACCTGTCAAATTGACATAGTAAATAACCGGATTAAAGAGAAAATTAGGGAATGAACTATTAAAAAGATTTGAAGGTGCTACAATATATCTTAACTTTGAACATGCGGATAATGATGGAAAAGGTCCACCTGTTTTGCCGTAAGTCTTAAACCAAAAATAATATAGTTCAGTGTTAAATGCAAATGCAGTTGAATCTATGCTTGTAGTTTCTTTCCAATATCTAGAATCAATTAAAAGATATTTTATTTTTGGGGTAAGTTTAAAAGTATCTGCAGATATACAGTTACTTCCAGGTTGTCCTTCAATTCTAGAAAATCTTAAGTCTAAAGTACTCAACTCTTCATTTTCAAATTTTGGTAGTGTTCCATTTAGATAAGAACCATATGCTCTAAAATTTTCTAATGCTAGACATCCCTTACATTTAAAATCACCAGTTGTATCACTTGCAATAATACTAGCACCTATACCAATTGTACTAGCAAAATTATAGTTAAATTCTATGAGACTTGTTTTATTTCTTAAATCTGGTATTGGTAGTCTTGTTAATCCAATATTAATACTTTCTATAACAGAAGACCGTATGGTAAAGGTAGAAGTAGAAAGTCCAGTGTTAGCATATAAACCTAAAGTTTTTAACTCTGTTAACTCTTGACAATTAAGTTGACTATTACCCGCACCAACAACACCAAAAGAAGTAAAATTTTGACGAGTCATACTGTAATTAACTACAGTATTTCCAACATTTGGTAATTGTGCCGGATTTTGATCATTATCAAGTGTATGAATAGGAGATTGAGTTCGATTAGTATTCCGATCCAAGTTAAAAGTAATTAAATTTGGAAAATCAACACCATTAAATATATTTTGTTCTATAGATCCATTAAAACATTTTCCTAATTTTAATGACGTAATAGTATCTGGTATTTTATTTGCTATATTTTGATTTAATTTTTTTTCGTCAGAATTTTCCGTAAGGATAAACGGATTATCTTCTAGATTTAAAATTGATAATTTTGGTGTTAATTTAGTAAAATTGGGAAATTCTGATAATTGATTTCTGTCCAATGATAAAGACGTTAAATTTAATAAAACTGTCTCAGGTATATTAGTTATTCCTGCTCCTCTTATAGAAATTGACGTAACATTATTTGGATTATAATAATACTTTACAAATCTTTCTGCTCCTACAGTTCCTCTATAATTTATTGTGTTTGCGGTTCTATTTGTATAATCTGTCTTTTTACTTGAGTCAAGTACTTCTTCTATTCTCCATGAAGGTTTTATAGATGCAATATTAATTCTTTCAATTGTTGCATTTATATTTCTAAAAAATCCACGAAAAACCAAAGGGATTCCTTTCATAGCAAACAAACTAACCGTTTGACCTCCAATAATACATTCAATTTTTGAAGTTGGAAGTTCGGCAGGAAATTCTTTTATCTCTGGAGTGTATGAAGTTTTTAGTCTAATTCCACTAGCATTGCCAGAAAATTGAAGTTGTCCACCAGTTAGGATACCTACTCTAGATCCATAAGAAATTGGTGATGTATCTAAAACTGGAGAATCTGTAGAATTCCAAGAACTAGATCTAGAGGTAGAAACATCTCCAAATTTTATACTTCCAGATCCATCTACAAATTTAAATCTTATAGAGTTTGCAGTTACTCTTCCATTTACTGTTAAATTTCCACGTAATAATTTATCAAATCCAGAACTATTAACCAATATTTTTTCATACTGTTGACTATCTGTCCAAAGTCTATCTACAGTTTTGTATAAAGGTATATCTAAATTAGAAAGAGTTACAAAATCAGTTTGAGAAACATTGACAGAAGATCCTCTTATAATATCTAAATCTTTAGGAGGAAGATTTAATGTTTCTAAACATGTATCTTTATCTCTTATATCCGCAAATAAATTATTTACTTCTAATCCAAATAACTTGGCATTTCTAAGTGTCATTTGTATATGAAGACCTAATATTAATATTTATTATTGTTCTATATAGTTTAAACTCATCTCAACATTTGCAGTGACATTTGAACTAATATTCTCTGCAACTATGAACAGTCCTTCATTAGATCTTCTATTACGAATAATTTTATATCTATCTACTCCAAATATTTTACTTAAGTCAACGGTTCTAGAATCATTTTCACCAATGTAAAAAGTATCAATTATTCTATTTTGAGACCCAACCCTTAGTTTTTGTTGATTTAAAGTATCAATTTTCAAAGATGATAATCTATTAACCTCCAAAAAGTTAGGTGGAGATAATCCAACTAAATCGGCATTTCCATCAGCATTAGTAAGTGATAATTTATTGTTATAAGTAAACGAAGATTGTACAGGACTTAATACTTTTTGATTTAATCCAATAGTTTCTTTTATACTAACAGAATTTACAGCAGAATTATCTCTTAGTTGCATAACAAAGTATAATGGAAAAGGGTCATAATTAAATACAGATGTTTTAGATGTAATTGTATTATTTCCATCAGTAAAAATAATTTTTAATGGTGTAACAAAAAGTTTATATGGTACTTTTACATTTTGTATATTTTTAATTGTATCTGATGATATTTTTATGTAAGATCTTTTGGTTTGTGGTACATTAGAGTCTGGAGTAAATGTAGAAGTAACTCCAACATATCTTATACCCGTGCTTACTACATTATTATTATTATCTTCTAAAGCTATTTCTCCCTGATTATATCCAGCATCATTTCCGGATTCATCTATTGATAACTCTGGAAATGTTCCATTTACTACTAAGAAAAATCCATTCTCATCAATTTCTGGGTCTGGATTAGAACCCTGATAAGTTACGTTAGGAATTTCTATGGAAGTTTGAACTTCTAATGAAATTCTAGAACATACTCCAGAACCTGAACCTGAAATTTGTGGGGTACTTATATCAATTTCAAGGGATGTAAATGGATCATTGTTTCTTTCTCCCCTTTCGATACCATTTTCTGTTAAATCAATTGACCTAGATTTATTTTCAGCAAATAAATAACGTTCTTCTGGTAATTTTGTGGTATATCCAATTCCAGGAACATTAAATATATCACCATCTATTCTGTCAACATCTACTTCTACATTAGTAAATCCAATTCTAAAATCTGCAACTTGTAATCCTGCATTAGTTCCATTATCTCTAAATGTAGGATTTAAAAATTCAACATCTACTTTTGATCCTGTTATTTTATAACTAGAAACAAATAAACCATCATAATTACTCAATCTAACTGGATATGGATAATTTCCATTTGTACCAGTTTTAATAGAAGTAGTTATTCCACTATCTATTACAAATTCTCCTCCAACTGGTCTACTTAATCTAGCAGATATGAAAGATCCTGCATCATCGCCAGGTTGTGTAAGTTCTTCAATGTAAACATCCCACAATGTTTTTCCAATTAATTTTGCACCCTTGTCCGTCTCATACAAATAATCATCATCACCCAAGATTGTAATATTACTTGCATCATCAAATTTTATGTTTAAAGATCTACCATTTTCTGTAGTAGCAACTCCTGGTCCATATGTATAACCAAATCCATCTGGACAACCTGTACAATTAATAATATTAACTTTTATCAGTGAATCACTATTTACAGTCAATTCTTTTGGAATAACAATTTTATTATTAGGTGTTGAACCTCCGGAGGAAGAAAGTATATTTGCTTTTGGAACAATACCAAATAAAGATTTTGGACCAGAAGTATTTGTTATGGTTTTTAATTTTGATGTTTGTGTGTTTATCACAAAATTTCCTTCATCTCCACCATCAATATAAAATGATGAACCATATTTGTAAAGAAATATTGGTTGTCTTATAAATGTATTATCAGTGACATCTATTTGATATTTAAACTTAAAGGCAGCTTCTTTTAAGCATGGTTGACCCAATTGATTTTCTAGAATAAGAGTATGTAGAGCAACCCATCTTGCTTCTCCAGGACCTGCTGGAATATATGCATAGAATTTTGCCCCAATAGCACCATACCAACCAAACTCAATTTTATACATAGTGACATTTTGAAGTTGAATCTGATATCCAGATGGTCCATTTCCATTTAATGAATCACCATTAAAATTATCTCTGGGTATTACTATTTCATTCAATGAAATTGGTTTATAAGGATCAGAACTAGTTACTAATGTTTGATCTTTAAGTTCTAATTTATTTCTGAATAAAACATCTTCACTTAAAGGTACAGTACTTCTTCTTACTATACTTAAATCTCCTTTATTAACTCTAAAAACGTATTCGTCGGAATCATTAAATATTCCAAATTCACTCACATATCCTGCTACAGGTTCTGCAGAACAACTTGTTCCAAAAGTATAACCACTAATCCTTCCTGGTTGATATCTAAAATTTTGTTTGGATTGTAATATAATATAATTTCTATAATTTGCCCGATATCCTGGTCTTGTATCCGTTACTTTTGTGATGGTATTTAAATCAGATGCCTTAGAAAAAGTAAAAGGTTCGTTTGTAGTTGGATCTATTAATTGAGACTCGCTCATGTCTCTCCAAGTTTCAGTCCAATCATCTATAATTCCAAATGCGAAATCTAAATCTTCATTGTATATAACGTCTCCACCTTCTACTTTTGCAGCAGTTTCTGGCAAAAAATTATTCTTCCAAGAACTGGGATAACCTAAAGATGTTCCAAATTCATCGAAAAAATTATATAGTTGATTGCCTAATACTACAAATCTTAAGTATTTTTGAAAGAGATTATCATTATATAGATTAAGTTTTTCAAAATTTGGACCAAACGGAAAAATATATGGTGTAGGAAAAGCTTCTAATTTTAATGCAGATTCGTTTGTTTCTTCAGTCAATTTAGCAGAAAATCTATTTCCGTAAATTTTATTTTTTCTAGTCCTCCATATTACAGATGAACTACTAGGATTTCCTCTAAAAGTTACAGTTTCCCACTGATCAACATCGAGACCATAAGAAGCAACATCAGAAAATAAGGATATTTGAGTTTCTGCTCTAGGTATTCCTAAAAGATTTGTACTGACTTCACTAGTTTCTCTAAATTGTTCTTCAATTTTAATTATAGGTTCATAACTTTTATTTTCTGTAGATCTTTTAATTATTTCAACATCTGGTTCTGTTGTAGGTACTGTATTTGTAGCATTGTTAGATAAAAATATACTACCAACACCTATTCTACTTACAAATGTTCCATCTTGAATATACTTTCCAGATAAACTATCACCTATTTTCAAATTAGAAGTATCGATTCCAATATTGTTAGAATTACTATAGTAATAAGTTACTTCTGTATTTCCAATTGATGTAATAACCTTTGTGGTACTATTATCAGATTTAATTGGAAGTGTTATAGAAGTTGAATTATCTGTTAATGCATCTTTAATGAAAATAATTTCTTGGTCAGCAAATAGTGGTTGTCCAAAAGCATCAGTCAATATTTCACCATTAAAAATATTGTATAAAAATTCTTGGGAAGGGACAATAGATACTGGTCTTTTGTCTTGCCCAAGTTTTATATCCTTACCACCATTTGTCATGTATCACTGCTCCTCCCAGGTAATGCTTGTAGAAATTTCACCAATAGTAGATCCTATTCCATATGCTTTAGAACTTGATCCGCAAATAAACAGACTTTCAATTTTATCGGTTAGTGGGAATGATAGATACTCTTTATTATAATCAAAATATGAACTTAAATCATAATCTTCCCCACTAGCAGGAACAAATAATGTTGCAACTGAAGTTCCAGTTTTTGGAATTGGACTTCTGATTTGAGGATTAATCAATACTGAAGATAAATTATCCAAAGAAAATTCTGAAGTAGATGAAGTAACGACGTTACCAACTGATGTGGTATTTTCTTCTCTTAAAAATGGGAGATTAGTTGTTAATATAACATTATCACTAGTTGAATTTAATGTGAAGAAATAATATCCATCATTTTCAATATTTTTAGTTCTATCAAAACCTCTGTTTTCTAAGAATCCTAAGATAGATATTGGTTTTTGGGATGGATCATTCTCAAGATATCCTCTAAAGTATCCATAAGTTCCTTTATTTGTATCTCTAATGTACTCTGCAGCAGAAGCAACATCAGTAGCAGTATTACTAGAAGTATCTGTAGTTACACTGAATACTAATGTGCTTCCGGTAGTTCCAGTTAAAAGTCTGATTGGTCTACTATAATTACCACTTATAGCACCACCAAAGTCTGTTCCTCCAGGAGCATTGCCATCGAATATAGGATCTGTTAAACGGGGATATGAATGTTGTGTAGCATTATTATCTAAAGAACAAGTAAATGTAAGAGATTCTTTTAGAATTCTAATCTCAGTTCCAGCAGATAATCCATGAGCAGAAGCAGTTGTTACTGTAATCTTTCCAGTCGTTGAGTTATAAGCAACTCCACTTGCTGAGTTTGCAATTGCATATTTAGTGCTGGTATTTGAAGAAGCAATCGCATTTGCAAGATCACTTGCACCATTAACAAATGTATGAGAACCTGCATAGACACCTGTAGGAATACCCACTTTAGTTGGTTTTCCTCTCTTACCAATATTGACATCTTGTTCTAATATTGGGGCATCTTGAGATCTAGTTGCAGTTACAATAGTCGTTGTTTGAAATTCTGGTGATTTTAAGAAATTTACCTTAAGAACACCATCAGAACCAGAAGAGAATCTTGTAGGATAAACCTGTGATCTATTTCTCACATCAATACCAGTACTACTTTTGATATTTTCTTTACACTTCAATCCAATTAAAGGAACTGGTCTATCAACCAAAACATCAATACTCGAAAGAGATGTGTTGTTTAGTGGAGAACTTAAATAAAGTTTTTGTTGACCATCTCTTGGATCCGCAAAATTAATTTCAATACCCTGATCTAAAGGATCATTTGTGATAATTTGACTTCCGACATAGTAAGATGATGCAATGCCAGATCCAGCAATAATATATGGGTCTGTTGCAATACCCGCACTTGTAAGATCAAACATTGTTGAAGCAATTCCAACTCCCCCACTATTATTAACATCAAACGTTCTCTTTGATCCAAACACTTCTAAAGGTGTTGGTGTTGAGTAACTGAATAATTTTACTGTTCCTCTATCACCACCATCAATATAGTATGAAGCACCATATTTGATAATATGTTCTGATGTAGATCCGTAAGAAAATTGAGTTTCTGGTCTATCTACATCCGCATATCCATACTTAGCTTGACTTCCTCCACCATAAGTTAAGTAAGTAATTGGAAGAGTCGCATTGCCCAATGAAGAGACCTTCAACTGGTTTGATGCCCTCAAGTGGTGAACACGTACCCAACGTGCTTCACCGTTGCTTACAGGGACATATGCGAGGAATAGAGCACCAACAGCACCATACCAAGAGAATTCAATCTTATACATAGTAACCTTGGTAAAATCAAGGTCCCAGATACTGATATCAGTTAAACTTTCCTCTGTACTAGCATCTTGTACTTGTTCACCAGGTCTCTTATCTGCTACAGCATCACTATATAAAAGTGCTTTTGTAGTATTATCTAATCTATCACCACTAAATCTTGATCTTGGTACTCGGTATTCATAGACATTTAGATAATCAATATTAACATTTTGATTGACCCACTTTTCATAATATCCATTTATATCATCTATTTGCCCTTTAAGTGTAGAAGCTTCGGACTGATTGGCACCTAGTGTAGTATCAATATAACCTTCTATATTACCTTGCCCATCATCATAAAGATAAGGGAACATTCCTCTACTTTCAGAAGTACTATTAGAGATATACTTATTTTTTCCATCAATCTCACCAGTGCTTGGTTGTATGAAAGGAACTGGAGTTACAATATTTTGCTTTGTATAATTTCCATTTGTAAGTCCTGATACTGCAGTACCGTCAATATCTTTGAGAGTAATTGCTCCACTAGTGCTTATCCCTGCAATTTTATAAATCTGTTGATTGGTTAATCCAGTAATTCCTGCACCAACAGAACCATCAGCATTCAAAGTATCATTTGAATATGAAATATGTTGTCCAGTAGATAATCCTACTACATGACCACCACTAACATAAAACGTTGGAACTGTAGAAACACCAACATTAACAGTAAATTGATTTAGTGAATTAATATTTGTAATTGTATATTGCTGAAGTCTATTTGGATATAATTTAGGAGTAACTCCATCCAAATAGCAAGTCATTGCTATTCCAGAAAGAGTAACATATCTTCCTCTATTAAACTTATGTTCTTTTTCAGTGGTAATCACCATCAGACCACTGTTTATATTATAAGATGCAGTACTCACTCCTATAACAACATCAGGAGCTTGGAGGGTATTTCCTCCAGTTACAGTGGTAACTCCAATCTTTGTTTCTTTTTGTAGTAATGAAGGATCATAAACTGCAGCATGAGTCATTAAGAGTTTATCTCTTAAAATGACAAGATCACCAAATTTTTTGGGTGTTGCTGAAGGATTATCATCTGCAACACCCAAACCTGCATTCTCAGATCCTCTAGGAGCTACTGGATCTTGAGGATTAGTTCTACCATAATCATCAAATTGAGTTGTTCCAAACGGTAATGGATTTTCATAGATAATTGATTGAGTTCTTCTTACTACACAAAAATTATCTTCCTGCCCATCATTTCTGGTTTCCCAATAATATCCATCAAAGTTATCAAAGATACCATACTTTCTGATAGCAGGATTTTGTGCATTTTTATTAATAGTTGTTCCATCAAGAACAGTGGTTTTTACACCAAAAGTTGCCGAAGAAACTCTACCTGGTTGATATCTAAAAAATCTTTTAGATGTTAAAATTCCATACTTATCAATAGGACCTTCAATAAGAGCTCCTGACTCTTCGGGGACGTGAGTTACACCCCAACCCATGTCTACTCCAGAAACATTACCATAAGTTCCCGTTCCGACTCCAATAGACGAAAATTGTTCTGGGAATGATGACCACTCTGAAGGATTTACGTCATACGTATTAACATCAGCAAAAATACCAAGAGCAACCTCGGATCTGGGAATACCTAAAAGTGATAGAGCAACTTCAGACTGCTGCTTATTTTGTTCAGCAACAGGAATAGTGGATTGATCACTAGCAATTACAACTGGAATTGATTTTGATGATTTTTGTTGTCCAGGAGGAACTGGTGCTGTTCTACCAACAACTACTACTGCGGCATTATTATTGACATTAGAATTGTCTGGCATATTATGATACCCCTACTCTTCCTTTTGCGATGGTGAATATTTTTCTTAATACTATATAGCCATTATCCGTACCATTGGTTCCTGAGGTAGTAGTAAATCCTGTCAATACAAGTTTTTTGACTAATGAAGAATCTACGACTTTTTCACTGACTGTTAATTCAGTTGCTTCTAAACTTGGAGATGAATCATGATCAACTAATTTTAGAACGTCTCCAGTAGAAATTCCAGAGAAATCATTTACATTTTTAAGAGTAATAGTATATTGTGTGGAACCTGCTCCACTAGTATTAAATGTGCCTATTCCAATAGAGATTGATGTTGTAAATCCAGGAAGTATATCTATAAATTCTTTAGCTCTTATCTGATAACCATAAGACTTATTTAATGCTAACTGATTTGTTTGGGCAGCAGTTAGTTTTAATTGGAGATATCCATTTCCCCTACCATAACTTCCTGCATTAGGAGTAATAACTTCAAAATCTACCTCAGTTGTATCAGATAATCTCTCATTATTTTGATTTTCGTTGATAATAGTTGAGATTCCTAAACTAGTAAATGGAACTTTAGTACTACTAATATCTTTAGGTTCACCATCTTCAATATATTGAATAACAGGACCGTAGAAATCGACTCCTCTTTCAACATTTAAGTTTACAGAATCAAAATCACTATCGTAAATATCATTAGTTGGAATAAATTCATCTGCTGGTCCAAGAATAATATTATCACTAGACCTAATCTTATCAACACCAAAAGTTTTTAATCCAGTTCCACAATTTCTTACAACATTTCCAACAAGAGAAACAATAGTGGATGCAGATACATCCACAGGACCACTGTAGTTTTCAAATATTGAATTGTTAATTCTTATAACATTCGATGATTGTGTGTATAATGGAATATAAGTTTCTCTGTCGGATAAAGACCCATCAGTAATTGAAATATTATTAAGGTTCATTCTAGTAGAATTATCTAGATATACTCCATCAGCCGGAGCATTTCTAACTCTTATGTCATTAAATGTAGATTCTTCAAGGTTAGGAAAATATAAAAGATAGTTATCTAAACTTGATTGATATACAATGTTATTTCCATTATTACCATCAAAAGTTATATTATTTAAACTTACATCCTTTCCAGTTACTGTACCTAATCCAACAATATTTCCTTCAAAATTTAAATTAGTTGATGTTCCGTCATTTATGTCGGTTGCAAAATACTGCTGTTTAATTATAGTATTATTTCCAGATCCATTTAACGAAAAATTACTAGGAATTGTAAAAGTATTGGTTAAGTAAGTTCCAGAAGGAAGAGTTATTGAACGACTATTGTTATTGACTACTTTACTAATAGATTGTTCAAATTCTTTAGTGTTATCATGAACAAATTTTACTGCACTCGTGGTTCCTATGCCAACATTAGTTTTTAAATCACGATCTAAAGTAATAGAAGTAAGAGATACACTCTTAATTTGTGCAATATCCCATCCCCGAAGATTTGTAGTAGATGGAGTATTTGGGAAATGAATTTGATCACTTGTAAATTCATTATCAGTCCCTTTGGGTGACCATGCAGTTTGATCAAAGTTTCCGTAATCCTTCCAAATTATACTTGATGTACTTGACCCTAACTCTTTTGGACCAAGAATAGCAGTTAATTTTGCACTGTTTATATTAGCATTACCATCAGTTCCTACACCAGAAAACTTTTGACGATATACTAGAAGTCCGTGATTAGTATCCTGTCTTGCTACAGTTAGTGTAATGTGATTTTCTAGATTAAAATTATCAAGTCCAAGATGAGCAACTCCATCTAAGGAACTTATTTGCGAAGAAATTCCAATCTTTCCATTTCTGAGATGATACTGCGAAACCCAATAGTAATAAGTAAATCCAGTTCCAACGCCAGTTTTTGCAAATGTTGTATTACTAGTATCGGGAACTGGTGCGAATACATTATCATCAAATTCGGTAACTCCAAATATCTTAATGTATTGATCAGTAGAAAATCCAGAAATTATTGAATTAGTGTCAATCTTCAGAACATTAATTCCACCATCTTGTATTGTGGATCCATTTCCAGAATATACAGTACCATCACCCGAAAGTTTTGCTACTGTATCTACTATTACCTGCGAAACGATAATTCTTCCGGAAATTTCAATATCTTTAATTTCTTCTGGGGGTCTGTCCGGAAAATATTGAAATAATTTTGTCATTATTTTTTACCTCTACGGAAATCTATAATCACCATTTGTGTCAATATACTTTCTAATATTTATAAATCTTACTTACAGTTATCTACAATAGATTTAATCAATTTTTTCGTTTCATCAATTGAAAAAGTTTGTAGATTAACATTATATGGTGAACTTTGTATGATATCGGAATATAAAGTTCTTAAGTAACCATTTGCATTTAGTGTAATACTATCAGCCGATGAAATACATACTTTTCCTCCAGCAACATTAATTTGCTCCTCTGCCCTTATTATAATATGATCATTTGCTTTAACTAAAATAGATCCATCATTTTTTTCTCCTTGTGCTTCAATGTATATATTTTTTGCTTTTAATTTTATATTTCCATTCTCAGCATTAATTACAATGTCACCATTCTCTGCGATGATAGATTTTGCAATTGCCTCACTTTCTGAATCATTTCTTCCCTTATCCAATTCAGTTCCAACAATTTCATGAGATTGTCCAGGAACAATCTCACCTTTATTTCCACCTAAAGTATAAGTTTGGTTTTGTCCTCCTTTTAGAGATACGACCATATTAGTATCTAAACTTTCACCTAACTCATCTATTTCTCCGGCTGGTCCCATAAAGATGAGACCATACTCATTATCTGCAATAATTTGCTCTGCTGGATTTGGTTTTGACATTAATTTACGCAATCAACAATACGAACAACACTCTTTCTTGTAAATCCTTGTTTTCTCAAATTTTCTGTGAAGACTTGTCTACCTCTAAGAGTAGTTATAGGTTTATCAAGAACCAAACCAGAATCTTCCGGAACATCTTCCAACACTTTTGTGAAGGTTAGATTGGGTCTAATGACTACTCCTTCTCCTCCTGTATTACTATCTATAACAATATCAGGATACTCAGTAATTCCACAAATTTCTTCAGTAATTTGAATGTCAATAATTTGTCCGAATTCCGTTAAAGATACCACAGCATTTAAACCAGGAATATCTGGAGTAATTTGAATACTATCATTTTCCGTATATCCAGTTCCAGTATTTACAATTGTAAATCCATTCAAACAAACTATATAATCATCAGTAATTTTATTATCACCACCAGAACCTGATCCATCACCACCAGAACCTGATCCATCACCACCAGAACCTGATCCATCACCACCAGAACCTGATCCATCACCACCAGAACCTGATCCATCACCACCAGAACCTGATCCATCACCACCAGAACCAGCACCAGTACCTAAACCACCATCAGTGGGACTGCTATCAACCAAAGATCCTAATAAAGTATAATCATATTCATCTTTACCATCTGCAGGAGCTGATGGTGCAATATTGGTCATTACAATATCTATAATCTGTCCATTCGTGGAAGAATCTGGATTATCGTCAATTACTGCATAACCTGAAGTAAAGGTAGTTGCACAGTTATCTACAAAAGAAACAAATGGTGGTCTTTTATATCCAGATCCTCTATTTAATAAACTTACCCCGATAGTTCTACCAATATTATCTATAACTGCTTCTCCAACTGCACCAATACCACCTCCACCAAAAATCAAAATCTTTGGTGGTCCACATCTATACGCATCTGCATCACATTCAGTAATGCTGGATGAAGGAGATGAAGCATCTCCAAGTCTATCTCCAAATATTTCAATATTACTAATATAATCATCAACTTTTCCAACAATTCCTTCTGCTGTTGGAACTTTTGCAAAATTATTAAACGTATCTATTTGGGCAGATGATGGTCCCCCCCAAGGACCGGCTTTAAATTCTTTCAATTCTGGACAATTTGGTGCCGCACACAAGAAAGATTCAAATCCGAGAATATAATCTATAGCCTCAAAAACACTTCCAACAATTTTTCCAACTCCTCCAAGAATATCATTAACTTGATCTAAAATTGGTCCAAGTGTTTTATCAATAATTGCTGCCAAATTATTAATTAATGCATTTACAAATTGTTGTGTGGCACAAAATGGAACATTAATAATTTTACCTATTAATTCATTTAAGAAATCAATAACTAAATTTAATAAATTAGAAATTATATCTTTAAAACTGCAAAATATTTGATCTATTATTAGTTGAATTGTGGTATTTTTATATTGTTTTGCAACTGTTGGTAATATACTATCTAAAACTGAATCAAGTGCTTTTCTAATTTTATCGATTAAAAAATCTCTAAGTCTACTTATTAAACTTTTTAAAACACTAGCAATAATTTTAGAGGTACTCTTGATGAGATTAGTTATATTAGAAATTTTATTGATTGAACCATTGATGTAAAGTTCTCCATATTCTTTTATTCCTTTCAATGCAGTGAAAAACTTTTTAAGTGCTATATTAATTTTAGATAATTCACCTTTACCACAAGGGTCAGGAAGATCTCTTTCTTTATTATAAATTTGAGAAATTCGTGCAAAATCTGAAGACTTTATATATTTTTCCCAAGCAGGAGTATCAGAAAGTGCAAATGACTTTGATGTCTGTCTAGTAGTTGGAAAAGAAGAAAATGAATCTGACATATTATATTTACTTCCCGTTCTTGCTATTTAGTCTTGGCATTATTAAAAAATTTGGGATTTAAAGACTTAAATCTAGATCTAGCACTATTTTGACTTACAATTTGAGTTGCATTTGCTGGATTAGACAGATTAAATCGATTTACGGGTTTACCCAAAGTTGTTCCGTTGGTAGATTTTTTTATTTTAAGATTTTTTTCATCATTAATATTATTTCCCAATACATGAGTTATTACAGGAATTTGACAGTCATCATCCATAAAAAATCCAATTACCCATTCACCCCCACATATTCCAGAAGATTGAAAATTTCTATTTCCATATGTTGTTGGCATGGCAACAATTGCCCAAGGTAAAACATCATCAACAACTTCTGTCGCATCATCAGAACTAGCCATTGGATGAAGACCTGGTATTCTAACTTTTACTCTGTCTCCATGAGCATCTTTCCATTTAATACCTTTTAAATGCTGGTCTTTACCTGGAGGGACTTGACCCAAAAACCACTTTTTACTCCCCCAATTATATGCTGATGCTGTCATGTTTAACTACCCGTGTATAATCCATAAGTATCACGAACAAGAGTCATTGATGTAAATGACCTTTGTGTATCATAGTGATGACATAAATCTAATATTAAATATCTACCACTTTCTACAGGATCAAATGGTTCCCCACTTTTGTTAGATAATGTAATTTTCTCAATTTTACATTCTACAACATCCCCTGCTTTTAAATTGGGATTGCATGGAACTTGCATTTTTGCCACTTGAGTCATTAAAAAATTATATCTCATTTGAACTGCACCTTGCCACTCATTGGAATCACTCACCGCATTTCCTCCAGTAACTTGAGGAGATAATGCTCCAACATCTTTTATATCATAAAAAACTCTAGCATAATCTTTATTTTCTGGAGTATGAATAATATTATTACCTAAGGAATTTGATAAGATATTTTCATCTAAAACAAATGATGTTTCTTCTAATTTAAAAGTTTTGGGATTAAAAAGTAATCTTCTACTAGAATAGACACCAGCAGCAATAGCATTAATTAAATTCTGATTTTTAGTAACACTAAACGAAGATATTTTGAAATCATTATCTTCGTTTACACTAGATTTAGTAACTCCAGTTTTGTAATATGTTTGTTTAGATGGTTGTTTTAATAAAGAATCAATAGATTTGAAAAAGTGTCCATCTCTAGTCTCATAAAAGAAAAATCCAGGATTTCCATTATTCAACGGAACTGACTTTCCAGCAAGTGACATAATAACTTCAAATGGAGTCCTATTATTTCCAATAAAAGAATATTTATTAGAAGTTTCTTCGATATTAATTTTTGATAAATCTAATACTTCCTTTGCTATCAAAGTTACAGATTGATTATTTGATGTTGAACCTGAATAACTCCTTTTTACTCTGCTTTCCTTGTTCTTAATTGCCGATTGAGAAACTAAACTCAAGAATACAGATTCTCTTTGTGACTCCTGATCTAAGTTTACAGAATTGTTGACAATCAAAGAAACTTCAGAAAAATCCAAAATTCCAAGTTTAGATGAAATTTTAAAGTTTACCTTTTCCGATCCATCTGCAGTTAAAGGTAGAGCATTATAAATTGTCCCTAAATTTTTATCTCCTTGACGATCATAATCAGTACTATAATTTGTTGATCCACCCACATCAACAAAAGTAAGTCTTGCAGTTATATTTGGAGACCTTAAACTTTCATAGTAGTCAAAACTTACAGTCTTTCCATCTAATCGAACAACTTTGTCACGTTTAGTTAACTTAAGTATTTCGTAGATTGAAGGTGATGCTGAGTTTGACATTTATACAGGAATATAAGTTGGGAAAGGTATAGTTTTTGTATTATATATTCTCTGAAAAGTAACTAGTACTTCTGTTCCTTCTCCCTCATCATCTATAGGTTGATTTATGGTGCTTATTTCTTTATCTTTTTTGGATCTTTTATTGGAGTTGTCGATCCAATTTTCAAATAAATTCCTTTCTTTTTTTTCACTTAAAGGGGGTGATGCTTCTTTCTCTTTCAATACTGCTGCTTGCCGTTTTGCAATTTTAGTCATTATTTCATCATATTTCTCTGTTGTTCCTGCTGCCAGCAAAGCATTTATTTCTTCTTGTGTGTATGGGATGTCGTCTATACCATCTGGTCGTTCTGGGTCTGGAGTTGGGTCTGGAGTTGGGTCTGGAGTTGGGTCTGGGGTAATTGCCTTTGCTTCTCTAAGGTTTTCATTATATACAGACATAGATTGAGATGCCGTTCTTGATGTTTGTCCATATCTTGGTGTGAGTGATGCCCAAATATTTCCAGCTTTAGTCATTTGAGTCGTATTCATATCTTCAATATTAATACCACCTTGTCTTGCCAAAGCCAAGATCATTCTATTCTGAGTTGCTGGACTAAACGTATCATTCCAACTAAATCTTCCAGTATTAACCAATCCTTTTAAAGTTTCTGGCATCAACTGTAGAGCACCAGAAGCAGAAGAATTATATTGGTCTTTATAGTAAGGAATAGCACCACCACCCAGTCTATCAGGAAGTCTATCAGTGCCACCCAACTTAGATGCTTCATATAATTCCGCAAGGGTCATTTCTGTTAGACCAGAAACGACTGCCCCACCATAAACTGTATTATATCCACCAGATCCTCCAGTTCCTTCAAGTTCCCTAACAGTAGCAATAAATGCCTTTTCTTCTGGGGTATCTGCTTTAATATCCGCAGCATTTATATTTCCACCACCACCACCACCACCACCACCTCCTGCTCCTGCTCCTCTACCTCCTGCTCCTGTATATCTGTCTCTCTCTGCTTGAGTAAATTGTCTTGGGGTAAATTCTCCAGTTGTATTATTTTTTACTCCCTCCTGTCCATTCTTGACTGCTAATACTTTATCCTTTCCACCTGCAACATTTCTGAATAATTCTATGGCTGGTTTAAGAAATTTAATTAACCCCTCAAGTGGTCCTGCATTTTCCGCAATTTGATCAATTAACCCACCATCCTCTGATAATTGACTTAATGAATCATCAAATCTTTTTTTATCTGCGTCATACTTAGTTTTATCAATTTCACCTATGAAGAGTCCTTTTAACAAATTAAATCCACTTTGTATAGGGGTAAGAAAATTGACAATGCTATCAATAATACCTCTGACTGTTTCAATAATTTTTGGGAGATTATTTACTAATATACCTGATAATATTAATCCACCAAAATTTAATATCTTAGCTATGATATTTTGTCCGATATTTTTTATATTTGAACCTACTTTACCAACTACTGGTATTTTTTTAGCATTTTCTAATATTTTTTCTTTATTTTTTAACTTTTCAAAACTTTTTTTCTTCTTTTCATCAGATTTTTTTTCTTTCTTTAATTTTTCCTTTCTTTTGTTTTCCCGAATTAGTATACTACGTATATTAGTAACATTTAATTTGAGAGTTTTTACCTCATTATTAATTTTTAAAGGAGTTTTTTCCATTGTACTATACTATTATCCCGTAAATATCCAATGATGTTTTAATGTAAGGATTAGAAGCATCAAAACTAGAAATTGAAGGAACTCTAGTTGCTGGAGCACTTGGAACTGAAATTTCTGGAATATCAGTGTCATTATTAAAAATTGGTGGAAATTCCATCGTTTTAATATTAGTTCCTTTCTTTCTCTTAGAAGAAATCGTATTATAAATTTTTTGTGATTTTAGATTATTAATAATTTTATTATTGTCATTATTAATAATTGTAGGCAATTCTATCGTTTTAATATTAGATACTTTCTTTCCCCCGGAAGGAATCGGATTATAATTTTTTTGGAATTTTGTATTATCAATAATTGGTGGAAATTCCATCGTTTTAATATTAGATACTTTCTTTCCCATGGAAGGAATCGTATTATAATTTTTTTGTTTTAGATTACCAATAATTTTATTTGTATCAGTATTATTAATAATTGTACCATCCTGTTTTGGAACGAACAATTCAGCCGTTTTCATACCAAGTTGATCACCTACAATATAAGGTTTTCCTGATTTTACGGGACCACCCATTTTCATTGTCTCTATCTCTCTAGGATCAATTATAGTTTCAATTTTTGGAATGTATGATTCTTCAACTTCTTTTTTAACTTTTAGACGTTCGGCATCTCTATTAGATCCAGTTCCAGTTCCCATTGCTCCCACATCCCCAGGTTTATCTGGAAACTTTGTATAATCTATTTCTCTTTGTTTTTTTGTTATTTTTTCCTCCATATCATTTTTTAATTCATCCAATTGTTTCCTTTTGTCCTCAACTTCCTTAAATATTTTTTCTTGTTCCTCAGTTCTGTTTTTTGTATTGTTTCTATTTCCTTGTCTACTTCTATCTTCAGGAACGCCTGCCGAAGTCATACCAGCATCTTTTAATTTTTGATTTAATTGATCATCTGCTTCGGCAAAATTTTTACCTCCAAGCATATTTTCTCTAATCTTTTTAATAGCCCATTCTCCTGCCTTATAAATCAGAACACCGGCACCAATTGCAAGCAATGCTTTGAGTGTAAGTGGATTTACAAGAAAACCTATTAGTAAAGGAACTGCCTTTGCAATTAATGCAATGAGTATCTTCAAAGGACCCAATACTGTAAGAATACTACTAACAACTGGCAAAAAAGTAAACGCACCAACTGCTACTGCCATCCATTTCCAATTGTCTTTTATCCAACCAAACCACCCTTTCACTGTCTCTACATTTTTTGGAGATTTTAACCATTCAAAGACACCATTGACTGCAATACCTGTTCCCAGAGTGAGTAAGAAATCAGTAATTTTATCGAAAATATTTTTGATTGGTGATAGCATTTTATCTGCTACTTTTTTAACACCTATACCGATTGATTTACCTGTTTTTTCAAGTAAATTTTCCTCAGTCTTTAACTTTTTCTTTGATTTTTTAATACCTTCTCTTCTCTCTGCATCTAAAGAATCTTTAGTTTCTTTTGATATAGATTTCACTAACTGTTTTTGTATGTCTATCAGAAGTTTATTTGTTTCAACTAATGTTTTATAAAGATTATCTTGATCACTTCCAGGAATTTTCTGTCCTATTTTACTTTGTTGATTTTTTATTATATTTTTTATTATTGATATTTTTTTATCTTGCCCTACCTTATCCTTCACCAAAGAATTGATTGATATTTTTTTATCTTGCCCTACCTTATCCTTCACCAAAGAATTGATTGATATTCTATTCTTTCTTACGATTTTTGCAAGAGTTCCTATTTTAGAAGTTCCTCCCTGCCCTACTTTTCCAAGAGAAAAATTATTATTATTAAAAATACTCTTAATGTTAGTAGATTTTAGTTTAGGAGTATTTTTTTGTTCTATTCCAATCGTTCTTTTTTCTGCTTTTCTCTGCTGTTTTTCGGATTCTTTTTTATCAATAGAATCTTTCACCTCATCAACAGAAGGTCCACCTCTTCTTCTTTTTGCTGGTCTACCTCTTTTATAATCCATTCTGTTGCTGTTGTTTTAGATTTTCTTCTTCGATATATTGTTGGAGAAGAGCTACATATATATCCCTTTCCCAAGGAATCATATCTTCTAACTCTGTTAATGAATATTTATGATGTTGTATTAATGCAAAGTTAATTTTATAGTATGATTCAAGAGTTTCGTGAACCATACCTAAGCGAAAAAACCTGCTAACCCTTCAATTACAACCTCAGATTCTACTCCAGTCTTCGGATTCTTTATCATTACTTTATGTGAAAGTTTTGGCATTGTAGTAAAGAATGTTTCAATTTCTTTAAATTGCTTTGTATTCAATTGTTCAATAAATTCATCAAGTTCTTCTTTAGTATATTCAGATGCCTGCCAACTTGTTTCTTTATCATAGATCATTTCAACAGAAGAAGAAATCATTGAAAGTGATTCTGATAAATTATTTGCTGATCCACCATCTGTTTCAAAATTATTTTCAACAAACTGTTCTAAAGATGGATACTTAAGTTTCATTGAAAGATCATCATCAATTTTAATGATATTCTTATGACCTTTAGTTTTTTGAACTTTAATCCTGTCAATATCAATAGTAATATCTACGGTTGTTTCCATATCATCAGGACATATAACAGAAATGTCTACAGTTTCACCGACAGACTTAGCACGAACATTTAAAAACAAATATTCAATATCAAAAGTTGCAAGAGATTCTACTTTTACATCTTTAGTAATAATACAATCAGAGATAATTTGAACAACTGCGTTCGTAATCTCTTTCATATTTTCAGTTTCCATTGCCATAATAAGAATCTTTTCTTCTCTGACAAGAAAAGGTCTATACTTAATCTTTTTGTTTGTAGATGGCAGAGTCAACTCATATGTCGGAACACTAATCTTAGGTAATGTCATACTAATCGTTACAATTCAGGTTTAATTATTTATTACGGATTAAGCAATATCATTTGGAATAAATATTCCAGAAGGTGAAAATGGTCTATTAGGATCAGAAGCCCCAGTATAAAAGTCTCCTAGTTGACCTTCTATAAGATTTATTGTATCTAAATTATCATATGCGAAATCCGAAGTTGCTGTATTTTGATAATTAGAAATATATCTATCATAATTAAAAGATACACTTACTTTTAAGAGTTGTGCTTCACCATAAGCAACTGGAACAGCAGCAATTGATTTTGGAAAAACATTTATAAATTGATAGTCTATTCTTTTACCACTTTTTAGATTAAAATCTCTTTCAAATTTAGTAATATACATAGTATCCACTTTATAAAAGTCAGGATATCTCATTCTGCGATAATAGTTTTTTGTATCTCCTTCATTTGCACCATCTCCTAAAGGTCCTTTAGTTTCACTTCCTCCAGATATATAATCAATCCATCCTTCAAAAATTCTTAAATTAGTATAATCTTTTGATACATAAAAAGTAAAATCAGAATCAGTATATAATCTAGTATGGGCAAATTCTTGAGGAATTCCCATAAAATTATCATTTACTCCAACTGTTGCTAAACTAGTTGCTGGCAAAACTGCTTCTGAACAAAGAATTCCTCCATTACGATTCATATATCCCGAAGGATCAGAAATATTATACTTATCTTTCAAATGACCCGAAATTTGAGTTCTAAATCCTTCAAAACTTACTTGAAAGTGCGTGTTAAGAGAAATTTTTCCAAAAACTTCTCTTGGATCCCTTTTTTCCGATGAAAAATTTTTTATATTTGGTACGGGCAATCTAAATACCTATAAGACTACTTGATTATTAGTTATTTAGATGTCCTATAAGGGAAATTATAGACCTTCTTACCCTAAAAAGTATAAGGGTAATCCATATAACATCGTTTATCGTTCATTGTGGGAACGTAAATTTATGATCTACTGTGATAAGAATGAAAATATTTTAGAGTGGGCAAGTGAAGAATTAGCAGTTCCATATCGTTCCCCAATTGATAATAGAGTTCATCGTTATTTTCCAGATTTTTATATTAAGGTCAAAGAATCTAACGGAACAATCAAAAAGAAAATTATTGAAATCAAACCATTTAAACAGTGTATCGAACCTAAAGTTAAAAAAATAACATCGAAAGGTTATATATTTGAAGTCGTTCAGTATGCTAAAAATAAAGCAAAGTGGAGAGCCGCCAAAGAATGGTGTTTAGATCATGGTTATGAGTTTCAGGTGCTCACGGAACATGATTTAGGAATTAAGTAATGGCAAGAACGATCAAAAGGGGTGGAAAAACAGGAAGATCATATTATTATGTTTCTCAAACTGGTGAAGTAACTACAAGTAGTGATCCAAATGTAAAAGTAGGTTCTAATGTTTATGATGATGGAGTCCTAAAAAATCCAAATAGACCAACAGATGATGATGGTAATCGAGTAAGAAATATTGTTGGAGATTTAATCGGTATTGAAACACCTGATGAATTAATGTCAAAAATATTAGAGGCAGTTAAAGATTCTATAACTCCTGTTCCAATTCCTGGAAAATTTTATACTTATATTTACACTGCAAGATCACCAGATATACAATATGACCAACATCCATTAATTGCTTGTACAGATATATACAGTGTACCGAATGATTTCGCATTTATTGGTTTTAATTATCACTGGGGAAAAATAAGAAAATATAAACTAAGTAGAGCAGATACACAATTTTATGAGATATATGCAGGTGAAATTGCCGACCTGAGAGAAATTCCTTATGCTAAGTTTCTAAATACTTAAAAAGAAAGATAGATAGATGTCACCTTCAGGACAGACTGATGAACGTTAACTCAGGAGCACAGACAACAGCAGACCAACGTACTGTACCTGGAATTAATAAACAGGAAATAAGAAAATCATCTAAATTTGGTCCACTTAGATATCCAAATAAAGAAATATATGGAGACACAGATTATTTGCAAATAGATGTTTTACAGTATAAAGCATTAGGTCTTGACCTTACAAAAGAAAGAAATAATACGATTAAATCATTAAAAACATCTAAAGGAAATTATAATAAAAAAGAAGACATACTAGGATCAATACTTTTACCAATACCACAAAATATTTCATCAACAAATTCTACGGGTTGGGGTGAAGATAGTTTAAATCCATTTGCAGCATATGGTCTTGGACTTTCAAGTGATGTGATGAATTCTAAGAACCTTTTTAAAGGAGGAATTGATGCGTTGACTCAACTATTCGGTGATGCCGGAAGTCTTGTACAAAGTGGTGAAGCACAGCAACTATCTAATGCATTTTTTGCTTCAAAGGCAGTAAATATTTTAGGAGGAAACACTAGTTTTGAAGGAGTTTTAGCAAGATCAACAGGTCAAATCTTAAATCCAAATACAGAACTATTATTTAATGGTGTAAAATTAAGAAGTTTTAATTTTT